TTACTGTGTTCCGTAAAGACGGCGGCCTGTGGGCTCAGAGCCATTACGAGAAAGGCGGCGAAATTGATCGCATCTCGGGAAACTTGACAGTTGCTATACTATCACAGTGTGACCCAGATTATTTCTCGTGCTGGGCAGAATTGCCAGCATTGATGCTACGACAGCCATATCCGTTTGAACTAATTCCAAATTGGGCAAACATTGGTGCCCCAAGTGTGTTATATAAAGCAAACAACCTAGATATTGGAGTAATTTCTTGAAAACCCCTATTACAGAATTTGACGTAGTATTCATTAGCTATGATGAGCCGAATGCTGACGAGAACTATGCAGACTTATTGGAAAAATGCCCCTGGGCCAAACGTAGCCATGGTGTATATGGCAGCGATGCATGTCACAAGGCCGCTGCTAAATTGGCAGAGACTGAACGCTTTATTACCATTGATGCTGATAACAAAGTACGACCAGACTTCTTTGAGCTAGAGTTAGATTTAACAAAATTTGATCGTAGCGATGTGCTATCATGGTCAGGTAAGAACGTAATCAACGGCCTAGTATACGGCAACGGTGGCGTCAAACTTTGGCCAGTTAAGGTAGTAGAACAGATGCGTACTCACGAAGCAGTTGAGAGCGGTGCTGGAGCAGTAGACTTTTGCTGGGATATTCATTACCACCAGCTGAACAACATTTACAGCGATGTATACAACAACGCAACTCCGTACCAAGCATATCGTGCAGGCTTCCGAGAAGGTGTTAAGTTAGCTCTTATTGATGGGCAACCAATGGATTGGCGCCAGATTGCAGACCGTAATAATTTTAAAAATCACCGCAGACTATTAGTATGGATGAGTGTGGGCCAGGATGTGCAGAATGGCCTGTGGGCAATGTACGGCGCACGACTGGGCTGCTACTTGACAAATCTACGTAAAGACTGGGATTACAAATTGGTAGCAGACTTTGAGTGGCACAATCAGTATTGGTCTGAAACTGTCGCACCAATGTTCGCTGGCAATGACGAAACGTGTGTAGTATCAAAGTACAGCTGGAGTAAAGAAAAGCTAATGGCTGAAACTATTAAGCTAGGCAAGCTACTACGACAAGACTTAAGATTAGATATTGCTGAACTAGATGAAGTTGGTAGCAAATTCTTTAAAGCAAGTTACTTCAATCCACATCGCTTGGCACCGACTGTCAAGGAAAGCGATGTTGAACAGTTTATTGCTGAATAATGCTTGACATATTTTTCATATCAATGGGCGAAGCAGGTAGTGAAGCTAATTGGCAGCGCCTACTTACATTCGCACCTGATGCAAAACGTGTTGATAACGTAAAGGGAATTTACGAAGTTCATAAGGCATGTGCAAGTTTAAGTACAACTGAAAACTTTTATGTAGTTGACGCCGACGCCTGGATACTAGATGGATTTAAATTCCACTGGGAACCATCTGCAAAAACACTGCACTGGAACATTCCTGAGACTGAGTGTGTAATAGTATGGAAGAGTATCAATCCAGTCAATGGATTGGAGTACGGATACGGTGGTATCAAGCTATTTCCTCGACAGCCATTCCTTGAAAATTTAAAGTGGGACATTGACTTGTCAACTACAATCGGCCGTGCAACTATCAGTATGGAACAAATTGGATGCGAAACGCGATTCAATGCTACTCCTGAAAGTGCATGGATTGGTGCGTTTCGCGAGTGTGCCAAGCTTGCATCTCTTTCAATGATTAAGAGTAGAATACGTAAAGCACAACGAGCAGAAAAACAAGAGTTGCTTGCAATGTCCGAGCATGTTGCATTGCAAACGACATGGACGTTGGAAAAGCGAACAACGTACAAAAAAGTACAATCGGTATTGATTCAGGATAGGCATAAAGCAGAGTCTACAATTTACACTTATCTTGATGAAATTGAACAATGCAGTCAACGTAGACTAGCATGGTGTTCGTTTGGATGGGATAAGCTAAACGGAAAGTATAGTGTACTTGGTGCCCAGCAAGGCGCAAATTTTGGATTATGGTATAGTGATAATTTAAAAGTACTCAGTAAAATCAATGACTGGGATGCACTTAGAGAGGAATTTAACAATGTCAATTTTTAATAAGACTAGCATTACTAGATACTCACGCACACTTAAAGATATCCCCATTGTATTTCTTAGCTTTGATGAACCAAACGCTGATGTACATTGGGAAATGCTAAAGTCAATTACCCCGCATAAGAATATTGCTCGGGTGCATGGGGTTGTTGGATTCGATGCAGCACACAAGGCAGCAGCAAGTAAATTTGCAAATAGTGAATATATAATTACAGTAGATGCTGACAACCAAGTAGACCCAAATTTCTTTGAACAAGATTTGCCAAACGGAATGAATGGGACAGTTAGCTATACTTGGGGCGGCCGCCAAATTACAAACGGATTGATGTATGGCAACGGCGGATTAAAGATGTGGAGTACTGCACACTTGGCAAATATGAAAAGTCACGAACTTGCTGCCGAGGAGCGCGATGCAGTTGACTTCTGCTGGGACTTTGCACTTTACAAAGAATTGCCTGGCTGTTGGTCCAATGTGCATACCAATGCAAGTGCATACCAGGCATTCAGAGTTGGATTTAGGGAAGGTATCAAGCTATCACTTGAACAGGGCAGAGTGCTAACATTTGACACATGGCCTACGGCAATGCATGCTGCTAACTATCAACGGCTATTGACATGGATGACCATTGGTGCTGATGTTGAACACGGCATCTGGAGTATATACGGAGCTCGGCTTGCTGTTAAGATGTTGCAGTATGATAATTTTGAGGTGGCAAATATTCGAGACTATGCATGGTTTAAAAACTTCTTTGACAGCATTGGTACATGCGATCCGTACGCAGAAAGCGAAGAGCTTGGAAATATTATCAGTAGTGGACTGGCCTGGCCATTACCAGTATTTGATAGCAATCAGAGTAGTTTCATTAAGCAGATTCAGTTGCACCCAAATAAACCACTATCATATGAAGATGTAAAGTGGCGCACCAATTTAAGTTTATATGGATGGTTCCGTGGATAAAAATACAGAGTTGAGATCAGCATTGCTATACTTTGTTGATGAAGCAATTGGATTTCGCAAAAGTGTGCATCACTTTCATCGATGGCTCGAAACTGGCGAACAGGGCGAACTTGAGCAGCTAATCGTTGAAGTTGGCCGCGAGCACTTTTTTGACCTATGGCCTATTATTGCGTCAATTAAGGATCCAACTGATAACACTGGATTTATTAAGATAAAGGAAATCACTGATGTACACGGTATACACTTTAATCATTCTATTGTAAATAAATCTGGATTTTCTAAATTAGATCCGCTACCAAAATTTAGTAATAATGCTGATAACATTGAATCTGAAATGTGGGTGTTGCACGATTGGCTAGAGAAAAACAATACCATTGCAAGCTCACCGTATTACATATACGCATCTGCGTATAAATTGGTTAGTACAGCACGGGATGACTTTTATAAAGTATTTACATTGCTTGAAATGCTATTAGGCCCAAATACTTTACTTTCATGTGTTATCAACAATGATATACAATTGCTAGGAAGCGTATTAGGCCGATATTATTTGACCGAAGCAAATAGCATTACTAAATTGGCAAGTGCTGTAAATAATAATCCTGCACTTAACTGGAAAGACGCCCTAAGCCGGAACCAAGTTAAGAGTAAGTTATGGCTGATCGAACAGTTAGATGAGCATAAGCTACTTCCAAAGTACAGGCGCATGACAGATATCAATCCTACTGTTATGCTCGTAGGCGGATGGGTAGGAATGATTCCGTTCCTGGCCAATATGCAATGCAAACAACTAGATGAAATTATCAATATCGACATTGATAGATCTGTTCATCAAGCTGCGAGTACATTGAATGCCAATGCCAACTTTAAATTTACAAATTTAGCAGATGATGTTCGGACGATTGACTTAACAAAGTTTAAGAAAATAGTTGTCATTGATACCATTGTTGAACATTTTAAAAATCATGGAGATTGGGTAAGTACGTTGCCAAAAGGGACGACCGTCATACTGCAAGGCAATGATATGTTCGATGTACCAGACCACGTCAATTGTCATAAATCGCTAGAGGAGTTTATTAGTAGTTGTGGCTTAAATACTATTCTATGGAGTGGTGAACTTAACCTATATAAGT